TAAATCATTTGTAATGATGTCTGGAAGCACAGAGCCTAAAGGGCAAAGGGATGAGTGGTTTAGTCCTAAATGGATATTTGATGCTTTAGGGCTTGAATTTGATATTGATGTATGCGCTCCACTTAACGGAGTTAGCTGGATACCAGCAAAAAAACATTTCTCTATTTAGCCTTACATCTAAGCTGCTTACATTTATGCCACAATCCTTGGCAATAAACTCCTTATCAAAGCCCCACTCAATCATCTGACGGATATATCTAATTGAATGAGGCTTATCGCCATTTTCCTGCTTCGCCATTCCACACCCTCCACATAGCAACCTTGCAATTATCGCAGACTACTAGGTTTTTAAGTGTAAGTGGCTGATATACATCCTTTTCTGCCTCGCATTTATCGCATTTATATCTATATTTCGGCATCGTAATCCTTTGTCAATGTAGCGTTGCCAGTCCAATACTTCTCGCTTATGCGTTCAAATCCAGCAGCTATTCGACATACTTTGCAGCTAGCAGCCTTCATCTTGTAGCCACCACATTGCTCGCATCGCACTATGTCGTCCTCTTTACTAGCTACGCGATCAGATGGATAGATAATGCGCTGAAGGAAGCATCGCTGGCACTCAACCAACCATACTTCCTCTGGCGCTTCTGCCACATCCTCAGTGTTATACCGCTTAATTTCTGTGTGCGGTGTAACTAGCTTGCAATTACTGCAAGGAAAAGGGTGTGCATCTTTAATCATTTCTGAAAGACCCAATGCCCATCTGAACCAACTCTCATCCACTTAGCAGGATGACCGGACTTAGGAGTAGGGCAAACCCAGCCTCTATATTCCTTGCCTTCCTTTGTGCCTTGCTTAAGAATCATTGGCCCACATCCGTTAGAACATAGTGGCAATTCATCAATTATCTCAGCACCTAGCGCATCAGCTACTGCAGTAACATCCCAGACAATTGGCTCAGGATCATTAGGGCGTTGCTCTTTTATGAATTCCGCAAGAGCTGGCTTAGTCGTTTCAATTGCCTTCTTTGGGCTTTGTTTAATCTTAGCGAAGTATCCAGCGAGGTTAAGTGCGCGTCCCAACGATCCAGTTTCCGCAAGCTCGAGTGCATATTGCTTTGATTTAGACTCACTGGATAAACCTGTAGTCCAAGGGTGTATGTCAGCTTCAGTGCGATATAACTCAGTTTTAATGATATAGACATCACAATTAGCCACAAGCGACTCCGCCAAGATATGAGTCTTGATTCTATAATCTGGATAAGCATTTATAAACTCCTTTAATCGGTCTTGAACACTTACATAATCATCTAGGTAATTCGACATCTAACTTCTCTCTCCCTGCGAAATCATTTATCGCATCTTCTAACTGTTCTTTCAATGAGTAAAATGTGCCATCTGGCCAGTTCTGTGCATCATCGGCGCAAGGCTGGCAATAGAACCTAACCTGAGCCTTTCGAAGCGGTGTCTCGCTTTGGACTTTCCAGACTGCTGGTGTTGTAGCTCTTAAATCCCAGCCATTCTTATTTTGTCCCCAGCGATATTTGCAGTAGTCGCAGTATTGATTGCTATTATGATTGCGAGTCAGACTCAATGTCGTCCCAATCTTCTGGACTCGAAAATCGTAATCGACCCAAGATAGCGGCATATCCAATGAGATCGAGATACGAATCTTCGCGCTCTGGACTTTCCACCATTCTTGAGAGTTTGGTCGCGATAGCAATAATTGCCAAGTCAGATGGGTCTCTGAGCTGAATACCGAGTGCTTTACTGATTTTGTAAATGCGTAGTAAATTGTGCCTCGGGTCGCCATACTCGATGCCCCTGTCGAATAATGTGTTTCCAGCTTCTTCAAGCCATTCATTTAATGACTTCTGCGAATCGGACACTTGCTCTCCCTCTCTTATATCCTTCATTAAAGGCTTTGGCTTTAGCTGAACTCCAAAGAGCCCATAAGTAAAGGCCGAAAAATGGAACGCCAATTGTTATTGCAAAGACTTGCGTATCAGATAAATTAGGAAACATCTGCACTCACCCCATATTTATCAAGCCAATATGCAGAGATTTCAGCCTTAGATAAACGGCCTCTAAGCTGCTTCTTACCCATCCGCTCTTTAGCAAATCGTCTTATTATTGATCCCTTAACCCAATTTGTCTCATCAGTCCAAGCCCCTGCTTGAGAATCAAATCGAATTAGAGCTACTTTATTTACCATTTTGCTCCCGTTCTGTAATCCCTAAATGGATTAACGGGTTAAATGTATTTGCTTAAATCTATTTAGACAAGCAATAGCTCGGCGAGTCGTATATCAAAGAAGCCGCATAGCCTCTCGGAATGGGCTTTGTTGCTAAAATCGGTTGTAATCGGAAGGCTCTTCAAAACCCACTCAGGCTCGATTAGAGCCCCTAAGTCAAACTGGTAGATGCCCTTAGGTGTCGCATTGATATAAAGGGTCTTAGCGCCCGTCCTAGCCCTTATATCGGCCAGATAATCCCACTTCTTCTTCTCAATCAATAGGCGGTCATAATGCGTTCTACGACATTTGAGCTCAATATAGCTATCGCTAGTAATGCCATCTGCTCGGTCGGTCGCTGATAAGGGCGTCAAGTCTGGGTAAAGCGACTTGAGAGCCTCAAATAACTCGACTTCCCTAAAGTAGATTAGTTATCTTCCTCGCCATCTTCCCAACCAATTTTCTTTATTGGGTCATCGGCTGGCACTATCCAATCAGGATAAGAGCTACGATCCATAGCAAAGGCCAGAGAAGTGCCTTCGTCCATCCCAGCTCTGCGACAAGCTTTATAAACTTCATTGGCAGCAATAGCCCAGAAATCAATCTTTGTTAAAGGCGTCTCTTTAGTAGTGCGCTTACGCTTTACTGGCTTCTTACTTACGCGCTTTCGCGTTGCCATTTCTGACCCCTCTCGCTAGGGCCAATTCTAGCTGAGACTCCATTTTATCAAGGCGCGACACTATTGGAATATTCTCCAATTTAATTATGTAGCGAAGGCCAGCAATCAGTAAGGCAATTGATCCTAAGACTGATGCAACTAGGGTTGCTAATTCAGCTGCAACCATTACCGGACTTTGCCGTAACGCTCGTAGTTAGGGTTAAGCCAGTTAATGATGCTAGGCAAGACTGACACTAGAGCGGCATTTGCAATCGCATTGAGGTCGAATCCCACCGCTAGGTAAGTCGCTAGTGCTGTCGCTAGGAATGTCTTTGCCCAGCTTTCGGCCATCTTTTTTAGGTCGCTCATTCTTGTCTCCTTCTAGGTCAAAGTAGCTGCTGTCTTTGTCTCCCAAAGTTGTAAAGCTAATATGAAAATGAGAACGATGAGGATTAGGGCCTGAGTATTTACGCCGCTTCCAACCCAGTATTGGGCTCATAATCTTGCCATCGTAGATAATATATTTGATGCGCTTATCGCCTTTCTTGGCGCACTTACGAATCTTCTCAACCAACGCATAAGCTTCTTCTTTGTGCGCTGCTAGGTCAGAATCAATATCTATAGCTCTAACGATTCCATTTGCTGGTATATGGTCAGAACTGCCTTTAGCAATGTGCCGAGCATCAGCAATCCAGCCATCAGACTTCCTATCGCGATCAGGATAATCGTCATCGATTTGCTCTCGTAGTTGGACGCCAGCTGCACATAGTCTATTCACTAACCCACTCCAAATTATCCTCATCCCAAATCCATAAACCTTTTTCTGGTCTAGTAGTTGGCGCTTGCCAATCAAAGTTTTCATCTAGCGACCAGGATGGATAAGGTTGTGGAGCAATAAATACATCTGCTGCGGGATTATAACTAAATCCAATGCCAGCGTATTGCTTGCGGATATTGTTATTGAATGAAGTCTGTATCCAAATTCCACCAAGCCCTAATTCATTAGCAAGAAAATCTGCGCCTCTATGTTCTAAATCATTAGATACGGCTAGAACGCGCTTAACAATATTGTTATTATCTATTTCTGCAAAGTGTGCCATTAGATGGTTATGCTCCCGCTTCCTAACCAATGATAATAAGTAAAGCCGCCGCTAACTGTTCTAGTCGGACTACCTGTTGTCGCTGTTGCTGTATATGTGCCGCTAGTCCTGATAATGACTATTCCTAAACCGCCAGCGCTTGAACCGCCAGCATCTTGAAATGCACCGCCGCCACCGCCTGTGTTTGCAGTTCCAGCTGTAGCTCCTGTTGAATTACTGCAAGCTCCGCCGCCACCTAAACCGCCAGCGCTGCCACCATTGCGACCAAAAGAACCGCCGCCGCCAGCATAATAATAAGTTCCTCCGCTGTTTTGTCCTGTGCCTGTAGCACTTCCCCAAGTTGAATAACTAGATGAACCAATGCCGCCAACACCGCCTACTCCACCAGCAGAACCTGCTCCACCTGCCGCACTAGCACCACCGCCGCCGCCACCTGCATCATTTGGATATGGATTAGCACCGCCATTACCGCCAGCATTACCTTGACCTGAAGTAGCAGTTCCTCCTGTGCCTTGAGCACCCGCACCGCCGCCAGATCCACCTGAACCACCAAAAACGCCGCCGCCTCCGCCACCGCCTTTAACTAAAGTTAAAGTGCCAAATCTTGAATCATTGCCTGTTGTATTGACCGCACCGCCTGAGCCAACAGTAACTGTATATGTATTATTATTAGGCAATGATTCTGTAAAACTTAATAAACCTCCAGCACCGCCGCCACCGCCTGCGCCATTATTACCACCGCCCCCGCCCGCAATTACTAAAATATCAAAACTTTTTGCGCGGGAATAGTTTTGGCTTGCAATAATCCCGATTAAACTCATTACGCTATATCTCCTACTACATACCAAATGTCGGTAGCAACCTTGATGCAGGATGCAGCCGAGAACTGCGCTCTTAACTTAGGAGTTGTGGCAGTTGCTCCAGTTGATGAAATTGTAGTAGTGCCTGAGCTTACAGCTTTAATAGTTGTCTGACCTGCTCCGATTTGAATCATATTAATTACTGTGCCAATTGGAAAAGCAACGCTGGCGTTTGTGGGAATCTGAAAGTCATTAGCACTTCCAACCGACATAGTAACCAGTTTGAAGGCATCACCAAGCACA